CAAATATTTATAGATATGAAAATGAAAATTTTTATACCTGATTTATTTATAAAATATATAATCAATTTTCAAACAGAATTACAATATATTCCAGTAAATATTTTTTATATTGCACCATATTTATTAACTCTTAAAGATGCTTATCCATATTTATATAAGATCAAATTAGTTTCGCGGATTAATATTTCAATTCAAACTTCATGTTATTTATATTCTGATAATACCAAATATAAATGTCTTATATTTGGTGGTTATGATATCATTGATGATTATTTTATAATAGCATTACAAACTAATTTAATAGATTTAACCTTAGAAATAGATAATTCTAGACAGAATTATATTTATGAAATTAATAATGTTATATATAATGTTATTGATATTAAATTTTATCAAAATATAATACAATTTTGTCAATATCATATTCAAACATCTTTAACTAGTATTGAAGTATTTATGGGATTAAATAATTATAATGAAATATTTAATAAATTAGTGGGATCTCGTTTTATTTGTGAAATAATTCCAATGAATAATATATTATACAATATATATCTAATATCTTATAATGAATATAATTTATTCGATAATTATACTCTAATTCAAAATAGTTCATTAAAACAACATATTATACAAACACAAATGACCAGAACAATATCTTATATTCCTAAATGGAATTCTTATTTTAAATTTTTTAATTATATTCATTTATATTTTAATGATGTATTAATAGAAGAATTAAATGATGACATATTTAATATAAATTATTATTTATATTCATCTGAAGAAACACGAAAACAAATTGATAAATTAACTCAAATAAAATTTACCGGTTATAGTTGGATATTTCATATTCCTCTAATTTTTTGGTTTTCTAAAAAATCTGAATTAGCTTTACCCTTAATTGCTTTACCATATACCGAAATAAAAATAAAATATAAATTCGCCGATTTAAAATCAATACTTATTTTATCTGATGATATGAAATTAATTGATTTAAGTAACTTTAATCCTGATATTAAAATAAATCTTATTACTGAATATATTTTGCTTGATTTAACTGAAAGACAATTATTTGGATCATATAGTCATGAGTATTTAATTTCTAAATATAAAATATATAAAAGTAATTATATTAATGTGTCAAATATTGTAATTAATCAAAAATTATCAGGTTTAATAAAAGATATATATCTAATAAGTAAACCATTAAATTACCCATCATTAAATTATATTCCAGAAGTTGAATCAAATTATGATAATAGATATGCAAAATATTTAACTAGTTTAAATTATTATAACAATTATATTTTGACTAATTTATTTACATCACAAAATGAATACATGTATATAGAAGATATAAATATTATTAAAGAAAATTTAATAACTTACAATAAATATTTGAGTGCTCCAGATAAGAATATAAGTGAATTTACTTATATTAATTTATTAATAGATAATTTTCAAACTTTATCTTTTTGGGATGAAAACTTATTAAAATATTTATTATATTTTATAAATAAATATTTATCTAGTGCTCAACGTAAAACAAAAATGAATAATAATAAAAATCGTAATATTATTTATATATTAACCCAATATTTGTTACATACATATAAAAATGAAGTTAAAATAACTGAAATTTCACCCATTACTTCTTTAAAATTTACCGTAAATGGAACAGATTTATTTAATGCTTTAGATAGCACATATTATAATAGTGTAGTTCCTTATACAAAATTTAAGAATACATTACCTATTGGATATTATGTATATTCTTTTTCTTTATATCCTCTAGATGATCAACCATCAGGACACCAAAATTTTACAAACTTTGATACGACAACAATAGAAATTACATCTGCTGTGACTAATAATATAGTAGAACCTTATAAATTAACTTTATTTGTAAAAGATTATAATATAATAAGAATTATGAGCGGAATGGGTAGTTTAGCTTGGATAGATTAAAGTATATAAATTAAACCACCTACTCCATTACTTATTTTTAATATATTATATTGGACACCATAAGCTTGTATGAAAACAGGATTTTGATAATTAACAATAGAGTTCATATTTAGAGAAATATAAGCATCGTCAATTTTACTAAAATTAATACTCCCAGAAGGTTGTAATTCTAATGGATTTAATGCAAAGGAATATAGATAAATCCCTTTTTGTGTATTGTAAAATTTATATTGATATTTTTGAATAATATCATAATATTGTATTGCAGAAAGATCCATTCTATTTATTGAATTAATAACAATAGTATTTTTAGTGATTAAATCTTGTTCTATTTCTGTATATGGATAAGATGTATAATTAAATTTATTATTAATTAAATTATTTGATACTGTTAGACAATGCCAAATAATTAATTTAATAGGATTATAAAATGGTAATTTATATATAGTATTAACAGAATATAATATTTGTTGTGGCAATGTTTGTATAACTTGAATTAAATATTCATGATCATTATTAATAAATTTTTTTCTTTCATAATTATCTAAATAGATATAATCTATCAATAAATATGCATCAATAAAAGATGGTTTATTAAATTTGAAATAATCTTCATTTTGTACAATTACTGAATTTGGTTGAATATAAATATTAAAGTTAGATATATTACCAATAATTTTTAATTTATTATCATTCAATTCCGTTGGAACAATAAATTTTCCCACTAAAGGATTATAATATAATATTTGATTAATATTATCAAAATAAATAAATTTAGCAATATTTTTAATATTTTGATAATATTGATATATTATTTCACCAGGTTGTAGAATACAAATATTATTGGTGACACGCATATAATATGAAGGACTTATATTATAACATGTATCAATAGTATTAAATTCAACATGTATTTTAATTTCATTATGAGCTAAAGCAATTAAAGGTAAAGTTAAGCCGGAATCTTGACAAAACCAAAATGAAAGCGGTACATATAATATATATTTATTTTTATTTAAGGAAAAATCGGTTAAAACTGGTATATTTCCAATCATTTTATTATATCCATGTTTTTGCCCTCCTGAAATAGTTAATTCATTCCATATATTTAACCAATCACCATAATGACGATCTATAATTGTTCCTCCTATTTCAAATTCTATATAATTAATTAATGCTATACCAATTTTTTCTACCCAAGCAAATTTTTTTAAATTTGTAATAGTTTCTAATTGAATAGTAGGTAATATAATACATAAATAAGTCATACCAATTAAATCGGCATTTTTTCCTATATTAACGGTACATCGTCTACTAAAATCTGGTGTTGTTTTAAAATATTGAGCTGTTTGTTCGATAGAATAATTAGTATATCTTTTATATGCTATTTTAAAATATGTAATTTCGGGCTGTGCAGATAAAAAAATATTTTCTTTACCTACATTTATTAAAGTTAGTAACCCTAAACCCATTATTATTAAAAGTAGAATTCAAATTTTTAAGATATTTTATTCAATCATATGTATATTATTGAATAAAATTCTTATATATATATTATATTATTGTTGCATTAATTCTAAACTATTAATAAAATTTAATTCCAGGATGCTGATTGAATTGTATTATCATATTTTGTATCTTGTATAAGCTCAACCAATTTGTTTAACACACCAACTAAAGATTCTCGTTTTCCCGAAACTTTATTTATAAGGTGTTCTTTACTTTGATTAAATTTAGCTAGATGATCTATTGATAATACAGTTGTATTATCTTGTACATTATAAAGTTCAAGTAATCTTTGATATTTTTCTATATATAATAGAACTTTTACTAATTTAATTTCAGAGTTTTTAAGACTATCGAGTAAACTTTGAATTTTCTGATCATCTGCGGGACTTATTGTTTTATTTAATGATTTAAAATTTTGTACTAATTGTAAATACTGACTTTGTAGAACACTCCAATATTGTTTAGAAGCATAATGAAGTACATTTTCTTCTGAATTTAAGTTTATATTATCTCCGCCAATCATATAAGCTATATAAGGAGGATATAGGGCTGGTGTAGCCGCAAATTTAAGTTTGTATGTGTCATTTTTAGTTTGATTAAGTATTCGTCCTATATTGCTTAGATTAAGATTATCATTAGGTCTAGCAGAGGATACCCAAGGTTTTATACCTATATTAGTTAATTTAAAATGTTTAGGACCAATTGATACATCAGGAAGTGGTACAGTTATTTCTTTATTCAAAATCGCAGGATTGTTATTTATTTTATTTACAAGTAAATCTAAATATGATATTAATTTCGTATTATTAGAAATAAGATTTAAATCTTCTAATGTAAGTTTTTGATCTACTGGTATAGATCCATTATTAATTTCATCTTTTAAACTTTCTAACCATTTTTCTGTAGTTTGAACTTTAGTTAATCTTCTATTTAATAGTTCATCAAATTGCGATTGTACTTTAAATTTAAATGCTTTTAGAGTAATAATTGCAATATCTGGTAACATATTTTCTACTTCCTTTACAGCATCAGTCCAAAAATTTGGATTTTTTAAATATCTTTTGCATTCCTGAATATTACGACCTTTAAGGCAATCTCTTAAATAATCTGTACATGTATATTGTATATTTCCATCTAGATTATTTATAAATCCTGTACCAAAACATTTATTTTCTACAGTTAATTTTGCAAATTCTTCTGATTTACTATGTACACCAACTTCCACATTATTTACGATTGTGTATAATAGACCATCAGCTAATTTTCTATAATATTTTTGTTGACTAGGAGCAATTTCTTCTGTTAAAATTTTAGAAACCTCTAAATCTAAGGGTTCTACTTGTTTTGTATGCTCTTCTAATATTGTCGTAATAAAAAATTTATTAATCATATAACCAAATGCAGATTTATTATATGGTCCCGTAACTAAAGCTTGTTTAAAAACTGTAGTAATAACTTCGGGCCAATTATTGGAATTTGTAATTCCCATTATTTGTTCAATAAGATAACTTTTATATTCAAGATTATCTGGTAAAAGAGCAACTGTCTGATTTTTTTTGCTATTTAAATCACCAGTAATAGGAATATTACCAGTTAATCGAAATATATCTCGTATTATACGGAAGTCGGTTATAGGAATATCTGTGCCTTCAGGGTCGTCTTCAAATTGAACAGCATATCCGAATAATTGTTCATATATATTTCGAAACGGATAAGCTGTAAAGATAGTTTCGGCATTTTGTAGTTCATAATTATTATCCGTAAATAATTTTGGAGTGTTATCTCCTGGAGTATTAAAAGCTAAAATTTTATCTAAAATCGCACAAACTACATTTTCAGAAGATTTTGGTTTAGCATTATATAAATGATGTAAACTATTTAAAAAATCAATATCTTTAGGGTCGGTACTTCCTTTTTTAATTACCCTTCCTGAAGTATTCGGTTCAAGTTCGTAATAAGGATCAAAATGATAAGCAATTGCACCAATAAAATATTTCCATTCTGGATGTATTTCAGTTAGACCTAAACCTTCAATTTTATTAATAAAAAATCTATTTTGCATGATGGTTGGATATAGATTAGAATTTTCATTATAAATAAAATAAACATCATTAGCATGATAATTATTTAAGGTTTGTTTCGCAGCTATAATTGAAGCATTATTACACATCTCATCTAAAAATAGTCTAACTCTATTATCATATTTATTTCCAAATAACGGTATAAATTTATTATAACGTGTTTTATCTAGACTCATTATATTATAATATAATATAGAAAAAAAATTTCTTAATATAATTATATTATAATATAATATTTTTTTTCTATATTATAATATAATAATAATCATGGATAATAATTTAAAACTTATTCCAGTATATATACCATATATAATATTTTTAATAGTTTTAATATTAATATCAAATACGATTGATAATCCAGAACAATTACTAAGGTTTCAAAAAGTCATATTAGTTTTATTTGTATTAATAGGTTTAATTAGAATTAATTACTATAATAATTTAAAATACCCAATAGACCATCTAGAAACTATAGAAACTATAGATAAACCTATAGTTTATTATTTTTATGCTGAATGGTGTCCACATTGTAAAAATTTTTTTCCGGAATGGAAAAAATTTGTTGAAAGAATTCAAAACCAAAAATTGGATCTAGAATTTCAATTAATTAACGAGTGTAACGAAAAACAATTATGTAAACAATACAATATAACTGGATTTCCTACAGTAATATTAAAAATAAATAATAATAACATTAAACAATATGATGGATCTCGTAATGCAGATGCACTATATAATTTTACTATAGAAAATCTTAATAATTTTTAAATTTTAATTGTTAAAGTTATTTAAACTATTTTTATTATTAAAATATAATGGAAAATATTGATCTTACTATTGAATTTAATGTATTAAAATATAATTTATATGAAATTTTAAATGTATTACAATCAGCAAATATAAATCAAATTAAAACAAATTATATTAAATTAATTAAAAAATTTCATCCAGATAAAAATTCTAATCTAGAAGAAGATATTTATTATCATATCATAATAGCTGGACAAATTTTATTAAATAATAAATTAAGAGAAGAATATGATGAATATTTAAATAATAAATCTGATACTTATCTTGAATTAAAAAATAACTTTAATAATCTTCAATTTAATAAATTAAATGATATACCGACAGATAATATATATGAAAAGCTTCAACAAAAAATGAATAAAAATCATGGTTATAATATAAAAATTAATGATATTAATCCAATGGAAAAATTTATAACATATAAATCTTCTAGAAAAAATGATACATATATTCCTCTAGTAAATTATAACACTACTGCAGATTTTAATGATGACTTTAAAAAAAGAAAATCAAATGATACAAATTTAGATAATCAAATTATTCAATCAGTTACTTATCCATTAGAATTAAATACTTATATAACTACAGAACAATATTCAAAATTAGATGATATAGAAAAATTATATATAAATGATTCTGTACAAAGTTCAAATTTTACAAGCTTAGATAAAGCTTTTTTATTGCATCCAGAATTAAATATAAATGAAAATATAAAAATTGAAGACAAGATAAAAAATTATAATAATGATTCAATTAGATATAATAATATGAATTTGGTTGATTATTCTAAAATTAAATTTTCAGATTGGTATTCATAAAAATATATATTTTTTAATTATCTTATTGTTAAAAATATCAATTTTTCCTTTAATATCAACTCTAAAGGTGTTAATAACTAATTTAAGATGGGTATATTTTTATTTTCTATAAAATTTTGTGCACATATGGCTCCATGGTTTAATAATTGTTTTTTTTCTTCATCTGTGTAATCATAATTTAATATCTTATTATTAATTTTAGGAATTTTAATTATATCATTCTCATCATCTTTTGAATATTTATTCATAGATATAGATGTAATTATTATTTCTAATATAGTTTTAAAAAAAATCATAATATCTTGAATAAAATTATTGGTATTAGTATTATTTTTACAGGATTTAGATGTAATTAATAATCCTAATGTTGAATTTTTATTACAATGATTAAAAGGAAAATTATTAATTAATGCTCCATCTAAATAGTAGGAATTATTATATAATACTGGTGTAAATAATATAGGAATTGAAATTGATATACGGATAGCTAATATAATAGACATATCAGGTGTTGTATCATAGGAAAATATTTCTTCACATTGATTTGAATAATTGGTACCTATGACTAATAAAGTTTTGTTAGTTTTAACAAATAAGTCTTTAAATGTTAAATCATCTACATCATATTTATTTTTAATAAATTTGCTAAACATATACTTAAATTTTAATCCATCATTGATTCCATAGTTTTCAAATAAATTATTAAATGTATATTTTGCTTCTAATGTTTTTAAATTAAATAGGTTAATAAATTCATATATTTCATTAATAGAATAATCTAATGCTAACATAAATGCTATAATTGCTCCACTAGATGTACCTGCAAAAGTTTTAAATGAAGTTAAATCTATATATTTATTATTTTCTAAATAATACAGAGCACCTATACACATTATTCCATGAATACCTCCGCCACTAAAACATATAGTATCATATACTTTATTTAAATTAATCATTATGTTAAATAATTATTAATTTCTTAAATAATTAAATATAATATAATTTTAATGGTTAATGCACAAGAATTAATTAATAAACAAAAAGAACGTGAACAGATAAAAACATTAACATATGATAAAATATATAGTTTTATTGAAAAAAAAATTATTTTATCGAGTGAAGGCAATTCTTATTATACATGGTATCAAATACCAGAATTTTTTATTGGTTTACCATTATATTCCATAGATGAATGTCAAATTTATATAAGAAATAAATTAAAAAAAAATGGATTTAAAACAGAATTTTATCAACCGAATATTTTATTAATTAAATGGTTTTCATAATAATTTAAACTTTAAACTTTTTTATTTAAATTAATATCATATCAATTTATGATATTTATAATTTATATTAAATTATTTAATAAATTTAAAATTAATATAATAAATACACTAATTAATATTAATACAATAATATCTTTATTTTTATCAATAATTTGTTGTAAATTATCTAAAATTAAAGAAGCAGAATGCTTAATTTCACCTTTAGACCCTAAAGAGGAAGAATTACTCTGTTGAGCAGAAAGATGTATATTATTATTTAAACTTAAATACAATTCATTTTTTAATTTAGTTTGACATTTTTCGCATTTTTTTATATGTAAAAAAATATCATCACATAAATTTGATATATATAAATGTTGATTATTTGTATTTAAATTATTACAATTAGAAGAAATCAACTTTTGATTTTGAAAAGAGTTGATATTGGCAACTTGATCAGAAAAAATACCTGTTTTTTCCGAAGAACTATTATCCAAAAAATTTTGTTTTTTGGATAATTCTTGTATTGTTGGCATAAAAGGTTTTTGAACATTTTCAAAATTTTCAGTAATTATATAAGGTTCTTTTTTTTGATTTTCATGAATATATCCATTATTATTCATATAATCATTATAATTATCTATTATTTTATTATTACCCCAAGCTTCTGAAAGTAAACAATAATTCATTATTTATCAAGTATAGATAATAATTTTTAAAATAAAATATAAATTATTATAATGGAAAACAACTTATTTGTAAGTTCTTTTAGTTCAAGAGAAATGCTTTTGAATGAAAACATTGAAAATAAACTAATATCCTTAATTAATTTATTATTGGCAATATATATTTTAACATTAAATGAAAAAACAATGAATTATTATATAAATATAATTAATTTATTAAAAAATACTGTTATAAAATTAATTATATTCTTTATCATCATATTAAATTATAATATTAAAACAAATATATTATTAATTTTGGCAGTCATATTATCAAATCATTATATGTATATTAATGATTATAATGTTTTAGTTAAAAATATTGTTAAATATCGTTCCTGTATATAAAATAAGAGCTATGTTAGATTAAAAACTATAAAATTTTTGATTACTATGCGTTAAAGTAAAATAAAGAATCTTTATATTATTAATGTCAGATTCAGAAACACTTCATAGTATTAAATATCAAAATTCTAAAGGTGAAAATTTATTAGATAATGAAAATAATAAAAAATTAACGTCTGATACAGAATATTATTTTAATTTAATTGCAAATCCATCAAAAATGATAAAAAATAAAAATACAACAAGTTCACAATCTGATTTACAGGAATTTATAAATAATTCAGATTCAGATACAGATAAATTATCTAAAAATTCTATAGTATCATCTTATACAAATCATAATAATGATAACTTAAATTTATTAGATCAATTATCTGATAATCCAAAACAAGATTCAAAACAAATTTATGAAACAATTAATTTAAATACAAATCCATATAAAAAACCTATTAGTCCAGTAACACAATTTATTTCACCAGATATTAAATTGCAAGAAACTAAAAATGTAATTATATCCAATGAAATTAAAGAAAACCCTTTATCTCCACAGGAAATTCGAATGAAAAAAATTGAATTATTACGTAAATTATCTGAAATAAAAGTTAAAGGATATCAATTATCTAAAGATTATGATTTTAATAGTCAATTAGAAGAGATGGAATATGAATATGCCTTACTACGTAGTTTTGTTGATAAACGTAATGGTGTTAAAATATTCAAAAATAGTTTATTACAATTTGTATCAGTTGTTGAATTTTTAAATGATAAATATGATCCATTTGATTTTCAATTATCTGGTTGGAGTGAACATTTAACTATAGAAGTAGATAATTGGGAGGATGTTATGGAAGAATTATATGAGAAATATAAAGGGAAAGGTAGAAAAATGGCTCCTGAAATTAAATTATTATATTTAATTATAGCTTCAGCATCAGCGTTTCATTTTTCAAAATCATATGCTTCAAAATTACCAGGTTTAGACTCTATATTATCATCAAATCCTGGATTATTAAATAAAATAATAAATGGTAATTCAAAAGAAAGTTCACAATTTATGACACCACAAGAATTAAATATAGAAAAACAAAAGGAAAAAATAAAAAAAAATGAAATTGATAATAAAAATCACATATTACAACAACAAAATTATATTAAAGAGTTACAACATAAAATGCAACAACAACAAAATTTTATAGAAACTATTGCACAAAATCAAAATAAGAATACCGATTATAGGAATAATTTTGAAAATACTAATAATCAAGAACCATCAATTAAAGCTCCTGAAAATGTTAAAGATATATTAAATCGCATACATACTTTATCTGGCACTATTAGAAGTAATGCTGATACACAAGATGAAGTATCTTCAAATAATGATAGATTAATTTCAGAAACAACTCTTAGTGAAAATCCTAAAAGAAAATATCAAAAAAAAAATAAAAAAGCAAATATAGTTATAACCTAATCTTTTGAATAAAATTCAAAATTTTATTTCTTTAGATGATTTAATCTATAAATTTAAAGATGTAATAATATTATATTTATATTTTTAAACTTATGGATCATAAAAAAAAACGCGGACGCAAACCTAAAAATCTTATCCAAAATATAAATAGAAATGAAAATTTAGAAAGTATTAATGAAATAATTAATACTGAAGATGAAAAAATAATATTTCATATTCCAATATCAATAAATGATATTAATAATAATTTAGTAGTTAATGATAATAAATCATCTAATAATGACCTTACTGATTTATTTATTAAAAATGAATCAGTTAATACAGATTCAAATACATTTAGCAGTGAATTAAATACAACCTTTAATCAAAATACGTATATTATAAATAATGTAAATAAAATAATAACTCATAATATCATTTTTAATAATAATACAAAATGCTGGTGGTGTAAAAATACATTTGATACACCACCAGTACAATTACCTGAAAATTATTACAATGAAACATTTTATTGTATAGGTAATTTTTGTAGTTATAATTGTGTTAAAAGTTATAACTTAGATTTAAATGATTCTGCGTTATATAAACGCGAATCGTTAATTAATTTATTATTTTTTTTAACTTATTCTAAATATAAACATATAGTATTAGCACCGCATTGGTTAACTTTAGAAGAATATGGAGGATTATTAAATATTAATGAATTTAGGAAAAATATGGTCTTTAATACTAAAGAATATACTATTTTACACCCTCCATTAATATCTAGACAGATGCAAATTGAGGAATCGTATAAAATTAATAAATTAAAAGAGGTTCATATTGATAAACTTAATAAAATATATTCAGAAATAGATTCTGAATATATTATTAAGCGTAATAAAAGTTTAACATCATCTCAATTAAATTTAGAATCTACCATGGGATTAATCAAAAAAAAATGTAAAAATACATCCTAATTATATGTTAACCTAATTATGCTAAATAATAAATTTTTTTAGAATTTTATTATTTGGCATTAAATAAAAATGTTTTGCTTTTATTTAACAGTCTCAGATATATCGATGTAAATATCAGGTTCATATTTTTTTATTTCATTTTGTAATTGATTTATAAATATATCATGATCACATTTAGATGAATCTAAAGATGAAGTTTCAAATATATAATATGGAGCAGTATTATATTTTAATTCATAGTTACATTTTATATGTTGTAAAACAGATGAAAAAATATCTTTAGTATGATTAATATTACTATTTGAAATAATACCTATCTTAGTAAGTAATTTATTTATAAAAATATTTTTTTTTTGATAATATTCTTTTAATTGTAGATATAATTGATTCCAGGATTCATCTGATGATAATGTTTTAATATGTTCATTAAGTTTGTTATCCGAAGAATTTTTTATTTCAGGTTGGCAAAAAAGCATAAATTCTTTTTTATCAAGATCTAATTTACTATAGTTTGCATAGCAAATTTCATGTAATTTTACTGTATTAATCCAAGTTTCTAAAAATGATATATTATTATTAAAATATTTTCCTAATGAGATATTAGTATTAAATTTATTATTATATTCTCGTCTTAATACATCAATATGATATACTAATTGTTTCCATAGAATATTAAAATCATAATTATAAGATAGACAAAAAGATTTTATGAATTGTTCAAATTGTTTATTTTCATTAAAATAAATTAATAATTTTTCTTGAATTAAATTCATATTATTTTGTATCTTATTATCTATTAATTCATTTGTTAAATTAAGTAAAGATAATTGTACTATTTTCGCAGTCTTATCTATATCAATTATTTTAACTACAGTATTTTTATTTAATGTTATAATTTTATTCCAACTATTAATTTTTTTTTTTTTTGTTGCATTTTGAAAATTAATAAGACCTTTATATGGATATTCTAATAAATTTGCTTTGAAAAATGATTCACCTTTTTCTATAAATTGAACAATTACTAATTCATTTAATTTAGGATCTTCTATTGAATAAAAATTCAAATTCATTACATTTATCACTTATAAATATTTTATATACTAATCATTATTTATTGATTTAAAGATTAATAAAAAAGTTTTTAATATTTTTAGAATTAATTTCTAATAGTATTATAAAAGTAAATACCTTGTAAAAAACAATCTGCTAAATCATCTTTTTTTTTATGACTTTCAAAATATGTTAACCACTCATGAAGATGTTGAATATTTTTTAAACAATAATCTATTCCTAATTTTTTTGTTAATTTATAAGTTTGAGAACTATTATTATCTGATTTTTTTTCTTTTAATTTTTTTTCATCTGTTTCACTAATAAGTTTTAATTTATTCGAAGGTGATAAAAATTTCACATATAATATAGACGAATTAGTTAATTTTTTATCTATAATACCTCGTATAAGGTAATAATCATGTAAAGTTAAGGCTATAGATTTCATTCGAGGATTTTTAAAAGAAGGTTGATTTTCAATAACAACATAATTCGCTAGTAATAGATTAGGGCGTTTTTCTAATTCCATAATTAAATTATATTTCAACTCATCAAAATTGTAATTTGTAGATTTTTTTGTTTTGATTATTTTTAATTCTGATGTTTTTTTTATATTATTATAATATTGTTTTGCATGAACTGTACAATAATATTTATTTGATTGTATAGATGTATTATGATTTTGGAATAAATATTTTCCTAGTTTAGTACAACTACCAACTTCAATAGAATTTCTAGATTTTTCTTTGTTGAAAAATGTATAATCTCTAATTTCATTAGGAGTTTCATTATCTTTTAATGCACAACTAGTTTGTGAAAATTTATAACAACATTTCTCAGTACCTTTATATTCCTGAAAATAATAATCATAAGGTTCATTAGATAAATTAATATTTTTACTATGTTTTTTACAATAATAACAATCTATATTATTAATAGTATTCATATAACTGGCTTTTAAACTACAGGATAATGAATTTGTAGGATTACCATTTTCAGTATTATGTGAATTCTTA